CCATGAGAGAAGGCGAAGCAGTTGGGACACATCCATACGAAGTAACTAAGTGGTTACCTAAACGTCATTATAGCAAACATGCTATTGTAAAATTTAATACACCTTGGAATGTTATTGCACCAAAAGGAATAAAATTCCTAGTGTTACCCATACCATATCCTGATACATTTGAATTTGAAAGTAATATAGGTATTTTAGATCCTGCTATTAGCACAGAATTAAATATCCAGGGATATCTTAATATTAGCGAAGGAGAACATATGATTAAGGCTGGTACTCCTTTGATGCATATTATACCATTATCAGAAAAGAGTTTTGATTTCGAATGCAGAGATATGAATGACAACGATGCAGAATGGTTAGAGAAAAGGGTTTACTTTAATATTTTTGGATTTAAATTAAATAAAGCAAAACTTAAAGATGCATACAATAATCATTTTTGGAGAAATTAAATGATATACGAAACCTTTACACGTAATTTTGTAAGATATTCGCAGGAACTAAGAGACGACGGCGGCGATCCGTACAAAGTTATTAAAACAAAAAAAGACAGAGTAAAAGCACGGCAGATACTAAACATGTATCTAAAAGATAGAGAAGTTTATTTAACTTATAAAACCGGCGATATTGTTACTTCTGTTGTTGCAACAAAAATACCGTCTAGTGAGCTACCACAACCGTTACCAGCAATTGAGCCAGTTGAAACTCACATAGGAGAACATATAGAGCTGCAAGAACATCATGTATCTTTTTACATTATGCCTGCATGTGAGCCTACACTAGTACACATTGACGATGTAGTAGAATTTGTTGTAACACCTGATAATATCGATAACCTTTTCGATTACTTAAAGTTTCATAAAGATGAATTTTAAAATATTTAAAAAACCAAAGTTAGAATTTGTTGCACTGTTACCGGAAGTAGCACAGATTATGCCTATTTTGCCTGCTAGTAAACACCAATGGCAATGGGCTAAAGATGCATTAGAAAACTATAAAAAAGAAAAAGACAACAACAAAACAAATAGGTTTACACATGTATCAAGATGCCCTGGCATATTAGGAATAACAAAGTCAGGATGGATACAACGTGCTTGGCAAGATATTGTAATAGAAACAAACGGCGACGGTAAAAGTTTTAAATGGAAAACACCTATAAACCAAGCAGTTACAGATAGTGATAATAATTGGAAATGGGATTATGTAAGCCATCACCCTGAAGAATTATTCGGTTTATACAATCCTGACAAAAACTGTTTGCAAACAATAATAAAAATACAAAGTCCGTGGATGGTGTATATTCCTAAAGGTTACTATTTAATGAGTATGCCCTTGCCCTATCCTGACAGGCACGAGTGGACGGCAGCAACAGGATTTTTAGACCCAGACTACGGTCCTAATTTTTTAAATGTACAAATGTTCTGGCATAATCTTAATGGACAAACAGTTATTCCAGCAGGCACTCCTTTGTGCCAATACATACTAGTTAAAAAACAATCAGTTGAAACAATTGTGAGAGAATGTAACAACAATGACATTGATAATTTAAGATTACGAGCAAGTGCTATAGATTGTAAATATCAAAGCAATTATACTATACTTAAAGATTTAAAATGGAAATAAGTACTTGTATGCAAGATTTTTACAGTTTGCTAGGAGTTAACCAAAATTCTAGCTTAAAAGATATAAAAATTAAATTTAGAGAACTAGCAATGGTTTACCATCCTGATAGAGGCGGCAATCCTGACGAGTTTAAAAGACTAAAGACTGCATACGAATGGTTGGTCCAAAATCACAAACAGGAAAAAAACTATATATTTGATGCTTCATCGGATGCACTATTTAAAAAATTATTTGGGAATCCCAATCCACCGTTTAGGAGATAATCATGGCGGCTCATAAAGTAGAAATTTGTCAATATTTACACAAAGAAACACAAACACAAAATAAAGCTCACGAAAGAATTCTAACATGGCAGATGAACCATAGATGGGTTAAACATCAATTATCACACGATAAAAGAGAATTGTTGTTTTGGTTTGATGAAGATTATGAAGAATTTAAACGTACTTGGCAATATTATTACAAAGACATTTATTGATAAATATGATATAAGCCGAGGAATATAAATGTCATCAAATCCAGTAGTTAACAATATAAGAATTATTCCTAGAGACAACGCTTTCCTAAATAGAAACACAGGCTCTAGTGGAGAAATCTATTTTAACAAAGAATTAAATTCTCTTAGACTATACAGTGGTCGACTTACTGGTGGTTACGAGGTCCTTAGTGAAGCAAATTTATCAAAAATATTAGGCGATTTGCAAACGGCAGCAATTTCTTATACTGTTACTATGGGAGTCGACACTATTGGTAGCGACCCAAACGGTAAATTTTATATAGACGGTGTAGAATCTCCAGATTTAACTTTTGTCAAAGGTTATACATATGTTTTTGATCAATCAGATTCATCAAACGCATCTTATAATAGTCTATCATGGCCAATTATGTTTGACACAGAATCTGGACATTACACAGACGGGGTTATATTTGTTTTAGATGAAATACCTGTTACTATGTCTTATTATGTAGAAAGATTTGCTTTTGCAAATACAAGAAAAGTTTACATAACAGTAAGAAGCAATGCACCAGAAGCGATAACTTACGGAAGCTCACAAGGCGGAAATATTACTGTAGGAGTACCTGGCAGCGGCAGCGGAGGTTCTAATAGTTCTAGCATAGAAGTTTCGGATACTGCACCTAGTAGTCCTAGTCAAGGCAATATATGGTTTAATAGCGACAACGGTAGACTATATGTTTATGTTACTGATACAGATAGTAGTCAATGGATACAGCCTAGTGTGCCTGTGCCTAGCACATTTAGTAATGTTGCTATCACAGACAGTACACAGTTTAGTGCAGAAGGTTCTGATACACTTAGATTTGAAGATGGTCCGGGTATTGAAATTTCTTCAGACCCTATATCAAAAACAATTAGAATTAGTGCTTTATCTACAGGAGGAGGCGGTGGCGGAGTATCTTACGATCAAAGTTTAAATACAACTGATAGTGTAACATTTAGCAGTGTTAGTGCAACCAATTTTACAAACACTGGTGTAGGCTTACCAGAATTAGAAAGTGCTAGTTCGATAACATTAACAGCACCAGACGGTGTAATTGTTGCCGGTGGGCAACTAAGATTACCTAGTCACGATGATGCATCAAGGGATGCTCTTATTGCAGCTAATGGTGATATGATTTATAATACAGATGATAATAAAATACAAGCGTACATTAATGGAGCTTGGAGAAGAATAGACGATTCTGCAATTGTTTAAGGAAAACTTATGACTGAAAAAGAATATGTAGTTGTAGTAAATGCAGGAGTAGATTTAGAAGCTTTTGATGCAGAGTTAGCAGCGTCAACTGGAGAAGGACCTATACCTAATCGTGCAGTTGACATTGCAAATCCTCGAATAGGTTCAAAAAGGATGACTCATTGGATGCTTACAGACGCGGAAGCTAATACATTAATGTCTGATCCAAGAGTCTTAAGTGTAGAAATACCTGCAGATCAACGTACAGATATTTCTATAGGATTGCGAGCATTTCAAGGCGACGATTTTACAAAACCTAGTGGCTTAGATCCTAGTGTGGTTAATTGGGGATTGCGCAGGTGTATAGAGAGTACAAATAATTACAGTAATAATAGTTCTGCAACAGGGCAGTACGAATATGCATTAGATGGAACAGGAGTTGACATTGTAATACAAGACAGCGGACTACAAGTTGATCATCCAGAATTTGCAGGCAGAGTGCAACAAATAGATTGGTATGCAGAAAGCGGATTACCAGGCACACAAAATGCTAATCATTATAGGGACTTAGACGGCCATGGAACGCATTGTGCAGGTATAGCAGCAGGTAAAACCTATGGCTGGGCAAAAAATGCTCATGTGTATAGTCAAAAATTAGCAGGGTTAGAAGGCTCTGGCGACAGTGGAACAGGAATTTCCATTACAGATGCATTTGATACTATTAGACTTTGGCATGCAGCAAAAACAAATGGCCGTCCTACTGTTGTTAATATGAGTTGGGGATATTCAAGCACTGTAAGTGGAAACCCTACAGGAGGAACTTACAGAGGTGTTCCGTGGGTATGGAATGTTGATTATAATAATGATACGTTTTTGTGGCAAGGCACAGGCATAGTGCCTGCTGTATTTGGACCTGCTAGAGTTTATCCAGCAAGAGTTGCATCTGTTGATGCTGAAATAGACGATATGGTTGCGGCAGGCATTCATGTTTTTATAGCAGCTGGAAATGATTTATACAAAGGGGACGATGTTGGAGGTTTAGATTATGACAATAGTGTAATCTATGGCGGTACTACTTTGTATTACCATAGAGGAAGTAGTCCTCATTCAGACAATGCTATGTGTATTGGAAATATAGATTCTGCTGTACAACTTGATGGTGGAATTTACAAAGATAAAACTGCAAATACAACTTCCAGAGGACCTAGGGTTGATATATTTGCTCCAGGAACAAATATAATTAGCACATTAAGTAATTCTTCTATATATTCTACCGGAGATTATCCTGATAACACTAGTTTTAATGTTGGTAATTTGAGCGGAACTAGTATGGCTTCGCCACAAGTAGCAGGTGTTTGCGCCCTTCATCTTCAAGTTAATCCTCAAATGACTCCTGCACAATTTAAAAGTAGGATCCAAAACGATAGTTACAATGTAATGTTTGAAACTGGTTTAGACAATGATTACAGTGTGTATCAATCTAGTTTAATGGGAGCTCCAAATAGAGTATTATATAGCAGATATGGAACACAACCTTTAGTACAAAAAAATATAGTAACAAATGTAGGAACATAATATGGCAATAAATTTTCCAAATACCCCAACAAATGGAGATACATTCACAAGTGGAGACACAACATGGCAGTATGACGGTACAGCCTGGAATGTTGTTATAGCAGGAAATCTTACACCTATAGATTATTTTAAAACATTTGTTACAGATGCCGGAACTATTGTTGCAGATACACCTGCAGACACAATAAATTTATTAGGTGGCTCTAATATTACAACAAGTGTTAGTGCTGGAAATCTTAATATTGCATTTACGGGCGATGTTGCCGGTGTTACACAAAATATTTGGGAAACATTTCAAGCAGATAGCGGAAATACTAGCGCAAACACCACCACTGACATACTTTCAGTAGTTGGCGGCACAGATATCAGTACAGAAATTACCGGAGACACACTTACTATTAATTACACTGGTTCCGGCGGCGGTGGCGGCGGAGCAAATGCTCTGAATGATTTAACAGATGTCGACACTACAGGCTATGTTGCAGGAGATTATCTTGTTAGGAAAGGACTTGCATGGGAACCAACTGGTAGAAAATGGACTTTACATTACATGCCTGCTATTGCAATGCTAACTGTTGATGCTATAGGAGTTACCGCCTATACATTTAATAGTCATTACTCAGGAAACAATCCTACAATTTATGCACTTGCTGGAACTACCATTGGTTTTGACCTAACAAACGCTAGTGGCCATCCATTTGAAATACAAGATCCTACTTTGTCGCAATACAACAACAATCTAGTACACATTGATGACGAAGGAGTTGTAAGCACAGGCGCATCAGCGCAAGGTAAAGAAAGAGGTGTGTTGTATTGGCAAATTCCTGAAAGTATTTCAGGTAATTACGTTTATCAATGCACTACGCATGCAGCAATGTTTGGGACAATAGTTGTAAAACGTCTCAGTGTTATTTAATTTGTGATTGTTGCAATAACTGTATGCATTCTTGACGTTTTTTTAGGATTTTTTCTCTAATATCTCCAGCAAGATTAGGAACAATCATATTTTTTCCGGCCGGATCGTGCCAATTATCCATATTTTGAGCCAAATGGTATATTTCGTCACAAAGTTTATTAATTCTTTGTTTTAACACAGGATTAGATGAGCTTTTAACCTTACTTCTCCATCCTTCTAACTCTATTCTTAATTTACTGGCGTGTGCAAGTTTCGGTAACATCCTATTTGGCTCCTAATATACTGTCTGATTTAAACACATTGAAAAAATCTTGTTCATTACTAGAATTATTTACCTCTGTTATGCTACTATTTTCTTCTAAACTTTGTAAACTACTTGGACGCATTGCAGGAACATGCCAAACTCCGCCTTCGCCTAGCTCTTGTTCATATAATTGACCATTATTTGTGTCGATCCACCTAAATTTAAATTTTCCGTTGTTAATAAAGTATGTTTTATCTTTATCTTTGTGAAAAATCATATCTGTACAACTTAGTTTGTTTGGAAATACTAAAATTTTGCCACTATAAGTTGGTTGGTTAGCCCAATGTATTTCATATCCCCAAGAAAATTCCTTAACGTTATTTTGTTTGTTCATTTTAAAATCTCTATTGCAATAAGTCGATAACTTTAAACACAGTTTCAAGTTTAGAAAGGTTTATTTTATTAGTAAGTGTGTTTTTTAAACCGTAATGCAACGGTTTTGGCCATTTGTTAAAAGAAACCCACGCAAATCCATTGTGTTCTGCGTTGAGTGAGGGTAAAAATTCTTCATCAACTACACACAAGTATGTATGGAAGTGAAATTGTTTATCATTAGAAACAAAAGTTTCTAATGGAATAGTTTTTTTAATTTCTATTTTTCCAATTTCTTCAAAAATTTCACGCTGGAGTGCTTCCCATGGTGTTTCAGCTTCTTCATTAGTTCCACCTACCAATCCCCACATATCATTATGCTTGCCGTTTACTCTATGTAGGAATAAAAAACGTTTGGTATTAAGTGCGTATACCAAAGCACCACTACATACTATTAATTTATCTTTCATATTAATAGTTATTTAAAATTCTAAACGCCATGTTCCAACTTGATATTCGCCATCTATAGACAATATCCACTCGTCTTGATCGAATTTGTACTGGACGCCTGTATTTAGATTGGTTGTATATACAACGGTACTATCATCTTCGCTAGAATCAAAAACAATATGCCATTTTGATCCATCCCATTCTACAATATCATTAGCACTTGCGACAAAATCAGTTCCGTCTGCATTTTTCCATGCGTCGGGCCCGTCATATCCTGGTTTACCTACATTAACACTATCATTCAAATCGCCTAAAAGGAGTATTCTTGGATTAGAACCTTTCAAACCGTCGGGATTTGTTCTTTGAGGATCAATAATGTAATCAATTTTGCTTCTATCTCCATTTGGACCGTGGAAAACTGTATCACTAGGTAAAGTATCTGTATCCCAGTTGATTACAATTTCTGTAGGATCACTAGGGTTAATCTGAATGTATCCTACAATTTCTGTATCCCAGTCGGTTCGTAACAATCTAAGTTCTGTACCGTTAAGGCTTCCTGTACCTTCAAATACAAATGGCATTGATTTAAGGTAACCTAGCCATGTTTCTGCGCCTACTATACCTTTTCTAACCAGTTGGGCGGTGCTATTTAATACAAGTAGGTTATAATTATCATGACTTGTATTGATTACAACGTCTACATCAGTTTTTACTGCCTCGGGACTAGTTTCAAGTTGTTTTATACCATCCGTCGGAACCGTTGCAACCTTGGTGTGAACATCAGTTGTTGGCACTGTAGGTGTTTCTTCTTTAGTAATAACAGTTTTAACTTCATTTTTAGGAAAGTTTCTATCTTGAAATGCTTGTAAAGTAGGTCTTGAAAGATCAACCTCAATGGTTCCTTGACTTTCATTGAATATACTTTGGACAATTGTTGTAATAACACCTAAACGTTTTACTTTTACAGGCGGAGAAATCCAAATAGGTGTTTGAAAATTTAAAGTTGCTATGTCGATCTCGGATTCTGTCCCCATTGGTATGCTTCTGCTACTAAAAGTTAATCCTGTTAGGTTGACTACACTTAAACTTGTCCAATCAATGTAGTTATCTGTGGTTTGTATTTCTAAACTAGGATTAAACAACATTAAAATTTGTTCTAGTATTTGTAATTTTTGATCAGTATTGCTACTCCAAATATCTACATTTACTGAAAGCAAATAAGGAGTAGGCATTAATCTTTCTACAGTGTAGTTTTTGCCTTCTGTGTTTAAATATTCCTGGCCTGCGCTATCATATGCACGTTCTCTAATGTTTAGTTTGTTTACATAACTAGAATCGCTAAGACGGTTTGTATCTTGTTCTAGAGCAGATACATAAACAGCCATTCTAGGTGCGCTAGGAATTTTGTTTTCTGAGTTTTCTCTAATAATATTAGCAACTTGTCTAGTCAAGTCGCCATACATGACAGGTACTTGTACCAAAGCACCTTTGCCATCTTTATAACTAAAGTTACTCATTAATCTTACGATTTGAGTAATGTAACGCCTTATTTGTCCGTCATAAAAATGTTGCATTAATTTCCAGCCTCAAAATTTTCAATTTGTGAAATCATGTCTCTATCACGCATTCTTCTAAAGTCGCGCTTGTTTACATTAGTAATTGTTACCCGCGCCATACCTGGACGAGCACCATAAGGTAATCTTATGTAATAATAATTTCCATCAGGGAAAGGATTTTTGGAAACAGCAATTCGTCTACCGTCATATATAGCAGCAAGGAATGGTGTTGCCTCCATTTCACCTGTTTCATTGTTAGCAATATCTATAGATAAAAATATCTGCTGATCGTTTGGCAATACTGCGTCTTCTAAATCACCGTATGCTTCTTCTTGCCTACGATTAATTTCATCTGTGATAACACCGGCAAATTTTAAAAAACGCATTCCTACAACATCTTGCATTGACCTAGGGCTTGCCAGTTCGTCATCTTTAAGCATAAGTGACATTTGAAGTGGCCTTTCCGAAGGATCTACTTGGTATACATAGCCCATATATACTATTTCTATAGGATCATAAAGTCCTGCATCAGGATTTAAAATAGTTTTATCTGCTTCGTCAGATTCTATAGCATTTTCATTTGCCTCAGCAAAAGCAAGTCTTCCTAGTCCGTATTCGGGATAAACAAATCTATATCCAAATGGCACAATTACACTGTTAATTTGTGCAATGTTTTCTGCTGACCGAGGTTCTCTCTGATAATCGCTTATAATATCTTCAATTACATTACTACCAAATTCCTGTTGATACATTTCCACAACTGCATTGAAATGTTCTCTGCTCTGAATTCTTTGAAGTGCTCCTAATACTTTGTTTTCATTAGTTCCTGCACCAAATAATCCTTGTCTTAGTTGTTCTATTATAGATGGAATAGCCTCTTCTTGGTCTCCTGGTAATCCACCTTCTTCTCCTGAAATGCCTTCATCTCCTGCTTCACCTTCATTGCCGCCACCGCCGGGAAGGTTTATAGTAGGACCTACAGGATTTCCGTCAACATCTACGTAATTCATATTGTTGTCCATCCTGTTAACCTGTTCTCCCGTCTCGTCATGCAAGTTATCTCTATTTGCATCAACACGATCCGCCCATGCATTTTGTTGGTCAATAACTTCTTGTGCGTTCATCATAGTAACATCTGATATTTCTGGTTCTGGTTCTGTTTCTGTAGGTGGTGTTTCTGTTGGTGTCTCTTCAGGTGGTGTTTCTGTTGGTGTCTCTTCAGGTGGTGTTTCTGTTGGTGTCTCTTCAGGTGGTGTTTCTGTTGGTGTCTCTTCAGGTTCTGTAGGTTCGTCTTCTCTTTCTTCCGGATCAATTTCTGTTTTATCCGGATCCGACTCAGGGGGTTTGACTTCACTGTCTCCGCTTACATCATCCTCTCCAGGAATTGGTATTTCTCCATCATCTTGAGGTGCAGGATCAAGAGCAGCTACATCTAATGGTGATTGAGTACCGCCAGGGCCTGATAAGAACATATTTTTTATAGTTCTGTCCGGATAATCTTGACTCATCCAATATTCTGCTGTTCTACGCATTAATTCCGGATCGTTTCTTAAATCGTCCGGTATTGGCCCAAAGTACACAGGCTTACCTTCGTCATCAAAAACAACTAATACATAATAGTTTTGAGTATCTGGTCTAGGCGGTGTTTGTTCTTGCTCTTTTATAAATTCTTTAAATCTCATTTCCTTGCCTCCGGAGGTAGTGGTCTAAACGGAGAAATTTCAACTTCGTCTTCTCCTGGTTCTGTTTCAGCAGGAGGTGTAGGTGGTGTAGTTGCCGGCGGCTCCGGTGGCACCTCACTTGGCGGTACCTGAGGTTTAGGAGGCGTAGTTACTTCTGGCGGCTGCTCACTCGGACTAGGCACCGTTGGTGGCTCAGTAGGTACTACAGGTGTAGATGGCTGTGTTGGTGGCTCTGTAGGCACCTGTGGCGCTGGTGTAGGAGTTGGTGTAGGTGTTTGTGTATCTACATCAGGAGTTACGTCAGGAGTGCTAGGAGGCCTTGGTTTGGGCGGCGTCGACGGCGTTTCAGGTCTAATATCAGGAGCTGAAGGAATTGTTGGAGGTTGCTCCGTAGGCACTTCAGGTGTAGGTGGCACTGTTGGAGGAACTTCTATTGTAGGTGCATCTGGAATAGGCTCTGGAATAGGCTCTAATGGTAAATCTTCGGGCGGCGTAACACCAAACTGCGGCTCATCTGTATCATCTCTAGGAGCATCAGCATCAAATCTTGGTTCATCTGTGTCAGAGCTCTGTCCACCACTTTGTTCACCTCCTTGTGTTCCACTAGGTTGGCCTCCAGGTTCGCCAGATCCTGTTGCAGGTCCTGTACCGGGTCCTGTGCTTGATCCATCGCCACCTGTACTTGTACCTCCTGGTCCTGACTGATCGCCAGCTGTTCCTGCACCTGGTCCTTCACTACCCCCTGGTCCTAATCCACTATCACCTGAGCCCGGACCAAACCCGCCCGGTCCTGTTCCTGGTCCTGTTCCTTGTGTTCCTTGACCGTCTCCGCCTTCACCTCCTGTTCCTGGTATGACGACACACGACATTAAGTATTCTCTCCATTGCGGATAAACAAGCAAATAAGGCTCTACATTAGCAGCCCAAGACCCGCCAGCATCATTACCTGCCTGAGCGTTACCTTGCATAATTTTGTCTATATCACCAATAGCGCCTCTTTGGCTTCCTCTGCCAACTGCACGACATAAATGAGTCGGTCTTATTGATGCTGCTTCTACTTTTATATCTCTAAATTTCATTAGTTATCTGCCTTTGGTCTTAATGCTTTACTCAAGCTCTGACGTTCTGTAACCTGCTCGCCTCCAATTTCAGCAGTGTTTGTATTGTTAACAAAAGTACCTTTTTGAGTGCTTCTAGTATCAGTATTACTTAGCGTCATTCTTACATCGTCTTCTTGTTTCACCCATCTTGTCCCGTCATATCTAAATAATCTATTAGGCGAAAAGTCTGTTCTTAAAAAGTAATCTCCTGTGTCATTGACACTAGGAAATTGTATGCCATGACCAAACGGAGCACCGTTTGTAGGGATGCCGTCACCTAATAAATATCCTTTGTATCCTTCACGATCAACACTTAACATTTCATCTGGTAATCCATCAGAATCAGTATCAACTAGTTCGGTATTACCATTATCATCAAGTTGCAAACTAAAATAATGACTTGTATCGTATCCCGACTTTGCTGCATCAGCTTCTGCTTGTGATACTACTGCATTATTAATTTGCATTTCTCTTTCATACGTTGAAAGTACATCTCTCAAACTATTACCTGCTTCGTCTCCTGCTGGAAGATCTAAGATTTCTTTAAATTCTTGACTATCTACTATCTGTTTGAGTTTTAACCTATACAAATGGGGATACCAAGTTGGTGAAAACCCTTCCGCTGCACGATTTACGTCTTCTACAACATAAAACCGTTTTAATGCAACGCTGTAATCATTTAGTGCATATTCGTCCTTTAAGTGAGGCAATTCAATAACATCGCCACTAATTATTTTTCTACCTAAAGTCTTTACACTACTGTTGATATGTATTGTTAAGAATAATGTATCGTTAGTTAAAAACAATCCAAATTGGCTAAGATCAAAATCAATATCTTGTACATTGTATATGCCTCTCATTGTATAAATGTCCGGGTCATATTTTCTATCTCTATTTTCTAGGAATAACAAATCTTGTATGTTTGTTTCTTTTACAGCATCATACTGAGGTTGATCAGCAGTCGCATCAGCAGAACTAGGATTTTCTGCTCCTAAAAATTTGTGTACATTTATGTCTGTACCACCAACAGTAAACATTTCTTTGATTTGTTTATCTAAGAAAGTATAATCGTTACCGCGCTCTGGTTTATATAAAGATAGTCTTGGCATATACATATTTATCGTAACGATAAATACTATGTGGAGAAAGTATATGGCGAATTTAGTTACCCAAAAGCAAGAAATTTTTGATTATGTCTACGCAATGCTAGGCGGCGGTATGGTTGATGTAGAGTTAGATCCTGTGCATTATGAAACAGCACTTACTAAAGCACTAACTAGATATCGTATGCGCAGTGATTATTCTGTAGAAGAATCATATATGTTTATGCCTACAGTAATTGATCAAAATACATATACATTGCCAAATGAAGTAGTAGAAGTTCGTCAAATTTTCCGTAGAAGTATAGGATCTAGAACAGGTGGCGGTGGCGGAGGTACATTATTCGAACCGTTCAACCTTGCATATACAAATACCTATTTGCTAAGTTCTACAAATATGGGAGGACTTGCAACTTACGATTTCTTTTCACAATATCAAGAACTTGTAGGTAGAATGTTTGGGTCATTTATAGAATTTAAATGGAATACAACAACAAAAAATTTAACACTTTTACAACGTCCAAGAGCAGAAGAAACTTTGTTGCTCTACTGCTACAATTATCGTCCAGACAGTCAATTATTTGACGACTACCTTGCAAAGCAATGGATTAAAGATTATACGCTTGCTGCTTGTAAATATATGTTAGGCGAAGCACGTTCAAAGTTTGCTACTATTGCAGGTCCACAAGGCGGTTCTTCGTTAAATGGTGACGCTCTAAAAGCAGAAGCACAAAGTGAAATGGAAAAACTAGAAGCAGAAGTAGCAACAGCAGTTGCAGGCGGAAATGGGTACGGGTTCTTGATTGGATAACCATGCACACATTATATATTCATGGAGCAACAGCAAGCCAACGTAGCTTTGCCTTCATTGACAAATCGATTAAGTCAAAAAATCCAGTATATTTAAATTATGAAAAAGAAGGAGCAGCTAAAGACAATTTAGAAAATATGTTGTCTACAGTTGATAATCTTAAAGGACCTTTTATTATTATTGCTCACAGTTTAGGCGGCATCTATGCTGTATATTTGCAAGAACATCTCAAGGACAAAGTAAAAGGAGTAGTGAGTTTAGCAACACCTTTTAACGGTAGCGAAATAGCAACATGGGGCGGAATATTAAATCCTAGTTACCAGTTGTTTAAAGATATAACTCCTCACAGTTCGTTTATAAAAAATAGTAAACATATAGAAATACGTGTTCCTTGGATGCAAGTTGTAACCACAGTAGGTGATGTTCCTTGGATTATAGGCGACAACGACGGCATAGTTACTAGAAACAGCATGACATGCCGACAAGATATAGAATATTGCGAAGTTGATAGGAACCATTACGAAATAGTTTTGAGCAAAAGAGTTATAGCGATTATCAAAGAAAGGTTGACTTAGCAGAGGAAAACTATTATAATTAAGACAATGGAGGAATTATAATGGCTTTACCTAAACTACTAGTTGTCGGTCATGGCAGACACGGAAAAGATACAGTCTGTGAAATGTTACAAAGTTTTGGATATACATTTCAATCAAGTTCTAAGTTCTGTTCAGAACTTTTTATATTCAACGATCTAAAAGACAAGTACGGGTATGCTAACGAAGAAGAGTGTTATGCAGATAGGCACAATCATCGCACAGAGTGGTACAACATGATACACAATTATTGTAAAGATGATCTAGCACGTTTAGGACGTAATTTATTTGCCGAACACGACATATATTGTGGATTACGCAATAAACGAGAGTTCTTTGCAATGCAAAATGAAGAAATTTTTGATTATGCTATTTGGGTTGATCGTTGCGATCATTTGCCTACGGAAGATCCTAGTTCAATGAGTATTGAACAGTGGATGTGCGATTATACAATTGACAACAATGGCGATCTAAAAAGATTAGAAAAGAATGTAGCAATTCTTATGCGTACTATTTTTAGAAATCAGGGCGTAAATCTCCCTGCCTCCACCGGACACCGATTTTTTGCAGAATTCGTTGACAGTTAGCACAAACTGTTTTTAAATTTGTAGGCCGACAATTGTTTAGATCCCCGTCAATGTGATAAACACTAAACTGTTCAGGATGTTTGCTTGAGAAATTACATTTTTCACAAACATCCTTTTTTGTATATCCTCTTTGTTGCCATTTTGGCACTCCATGATTAACGCCGTTACGTAAACACCTTTCACAAAGTTTTCTGTAATAAAACTTATCTCCTTTTTTGTAATTTATTGCTGCTGGACGTTGTCCGCACTTACATAACGGTCTCATATTGTATTTACCTCACCTTTTTGGTACCTTTTTACCAGTGTTTAATCCTATATTTTCGTTAGAGAATGGTAAATACATGTAATAAAACTATTTCCAACAGGAGACATATAATGGCATTAACATCACCAGGTGTACAGGTTAGCGTAATTGACGAGAGTTTTTACACTCCAGCAGAACCAGGTACAGTACCAATGATTTTTGTAGCTTCGGCTTCAAATAAATCAAACGCAGCAGGAACAGGAACAGCAGCAGGAACACTAAAAGCAAACGCAGGAAAACCTTATTTGCTTACTTCCCAAAGAGATTTAGCAGACACATTTGGGGATCCGGTATTCCAAGTAGATGCAAACAACAATCCGATCAACGGAAGCGAATTAAACGAATATGGTTTACAAGCAGCATACTCATTACTAGGAGTTAGTAACAGAGCATGGGTAGTAAGAGCTGATATTGATTTAGGCGAACTAGAACCAACAGCAGACGAACCTACAGCTAATCCAACAGCTGGCACATATTGGTTTGACACATCAGATTCAGAAATAGGCATTTTCGAATGGAACGCTTCTGCTATTACAGTAACTGGCGGCCAAACATTTTCAAACAAAGCGCCTATTGTAATTACTGACACAGCAAAAGTTGCAGATTATGCTGGCGGAGACTACACACCTAAAGGTAGTGTTGGTGCAATAGGCGACTATGCACTAGTTGCAGTAACAAGTTTAAACAAACTATGGTACAAAAATGCAAGCGGTGCATGGGTAGCAGTAGGAAGCGACAATTGGTCTAAATCATGGCCAACTATTAAAGGATCTGTTGCAAATGCAACAGCAGATGTCTCGAGTGCAGGAAATATAGAAATTAATGGTTCTTCTATTGCAGTAAGTAATGGTGATACACTTTCTGTGATAGCAGGGAATATTAATTCTGCAACAATAACAGGTGTTAGTGCTGCGGTAGTTGATGGCTATTTAGAAATTTACAGTGACGGTACAGGTTCAGCAGCAGTTGATTCTACTGCAAGTGGCGATATTTTAATTGGCGGGACAGCAGCTACATTGACATTAGTAGGTATTACTGCTGGTACATATTTTCCACCTATAGTGCAAATAAGCAAGCATACTTCAGTACCAGCCTTTAAAGATACAGATACAGCATTAGGACAACCTAATGGTGTAAGTGCAAGACCAACAGGAAGTATATGGTTCAAAACAAGTTCGCCTAACAAAGGTGCAAATTTACTTGTTAAATTATGGAACAGCGAAACATTATTATTTGATACAGTACCTTGTCCGTTGTATGACAGTTCTGCAGATGCACTATATGGCTTAGATGCAACAGGCGGCGGCGCAAATTTATCAATTGGTAATTTATTTGCAAAAACAAATGTTGCAGATGATGTACAAAAACAATTTACATTTAGTTTTTATAGAAGAAAAGTTGCTGGTGAAACATCTATAACAAGTAATCCAATTACAGGCTCTGCACCTGGTGCAAGAGGCGCAGAAACATTTACTATTCAGGCAACTGACGATGGTACCGCAAGTTATTCTTCCGCTACAACTGTAACTGTTACAACAAACGGTTCTACAGGTGATGCAGACGATATTGCAGATGCTATCAATGCTTCTAATATTACAAATGTTGTTGCTTCTGTAGATGCCAGCAATAGACTAGTAATTACTCATTCCTTAGGTGGAGAGATTAAACTAGTTGATACAGACGGATTGCTTACAGCATGCGGATTCCAAGCAAAAGACGAAGCAACTCCTGTAGCTGAAAGTTTATGGACAGCAAATCTTTATTATGTAGATGGAACTGATGCAAGCACATCCCCTAAACAACTAATTGCAAGCAACTGGAATGATTTAAACTATACTGCAAGTGCAGACAGTGTTACTTCACTTGCTTCAAATGGTCAATTGTGGTATAGCAGTGTAGTTGACGAAGTTGATATTATGATACATAACGGAACTAATTGGGAAGGTTATGGCAACTATTATTCTTCAGCAACTGATCCTAACGGACCTATTGTTAGTGCAAGCATGCCAACAGAACAAAGTAATGGTGGATCGTTAGTAACAGGTGATATTTGGATAAGCACAGCAGATCTTGAAAACTATCCAACTATTTACGTTTATAATAGCACACGCGGTAATACAAATGTTGTTAGATGGGGTTCTGCATTAGATACTTCGGATCAAACTACAGAAAATGGTGTACTGTTTGCAGATGCACGTTACGGAACAAGTGGCGGCACAGGAGGAACTAATCCAACTGCACCTAGCGGCACCATTGCAGAATTGTTAGTAAGCGATTACTTAGATCCAGACGCACCTGATCCAGCATTATATCCAAGAGGTATGTTACTATGGAACTTACGTAGAAGTGGATTTAATGTAAAGCGTTTTGAGCGTAACTACATAGACACAAGTGCAGAAAATGATCGTTTTGGCGACGAAGCAATGACACTTTATTATCCACATCGTTGGGTAACTGAGTCAGGAAACCAGCCAGATGGTTCAGGAAGTTTTGGACGTTTAGCACAACGTAAAGTTGTTGTACAAGCATTACAAGCTGTTGTAAACAACAACGACGAAATCCGCGACGACGAATCAAGATTGTTTAACTTAATGGCAACTCCAGGTTATCCAGAACTAATTGGTGAAATGATTAGTCTAAACTTTGACAGGGGCTTGACAGCATTTATTATTGGTGATTCTCCTTTCAGACTAACACCAGACGCTTCTTCACTTAACGATTGGGCAACTAACGTTAATTCAGCAGTTGAAGATAACGATGATGGACTTGTGAGCAGAGACGAATATCTTGGTGTATTTTATCCAAGTGGATTTACAAGTGACAACTTTGGTAACAATGTTGTAGTTCCGGCTTCACACATGATGCTAAGAACTATTGCACTAAGTGACCAAGTTAGCTATCCATGGTTTGCACCGGCAGGTACAAGACGTGGCGGCATAACTAATGCAAGTTCAACAGGTTATATTAATAACGAAGGAGAATTTGTCAGCGTAGCACTTAATCAAGGTCAAAGAGATACTTTGTATGCACAAAATATTAACCCAATAACATTTATTAGCGGTGCAGGACTTGTAAACTACGGACAAAAAACTCGTTCGAGAGGTGCAAGTGCATTGGATAGAATCAATGTTGCAAGATTAGTAATTTACTTACGCAGTCAATTAAATCAGCTTGCTAAGCCTTACATCTTTGAGCCTAACGATAAGATTACACGCGATGAAATTAAACAAGCAGCAGAAAGTTTAATGCTTGAGCTTGTTGGACAAAGAGCATTGTATGACTACTTGGTAGTTTGTGATGAGTCAAACAATACTCCATCTAGAATTGATCGTAACGAACTTTATCTGGATATTGCTATTGAGCCAGTTAAAGCGGTTGAGTTTATTTACATTCCGCTACGCTTGAAAAATACAGGCGAAATAGCAGGGTTGTAATGTGATAAATACTATTAGATTAGGAGCAGATTAAATGGCAATTTCAACACTATCAAGAATTACAGTACCACTAGCAAGCGGTGATTCCGCTGCTAGCCAGGGCTTGTTAATGCCAAAATTACAGTATCGCTTTAGAGTGACACTTGAAAATTTTGGTGTTAGTACACCAACAACAGAACTTACAAAACAGGTTATTGACGTAGGTCGTCCAAATGTAAGTTTCGAACAAATGACTATTGATGTTTACAACTCAAAAGTATATCTAGCAGGCAAACACGAATGGCAGCCTATAGAATTAAACTTACGTGAAGATGTAAACAACAACGTACAAAAACTAGTAGGCGAACAGCTACAAAAGCAGTTTGATTTCTACGAGCAGTCAAGTGCAGCATCTGGTCTAGATTACAAGTTTACAACTAGAATTGAAATCCTAGATGGTGGTAACGGTGCTAATACACCAACTGTACTAGAAACATTTGAGTTATACGGATGCTATTGTGAAAGTGTAAACTATAATCAGTTAGCATATTCTAATTCAACAGATCCAGTAAGTGTTACACTTTCTATTAGATACGACAACGCTATCCAAACACCACAAGGTACTGGCGTAGGAACAGCAGTGGGTCGTACAATTAACACTCTTGTAACAGGCGGCGGCGCCTAATACAAATAACATTTAGTCTGCATTATAGGGAGCTGTATTTTCAGCTCCCTATTTTTATTATATACGTACATTATTACTAAGGATAAATATTTGTATGGCGAATAAGTTTAATAGTCTTTTTGATAGTATTGCAGGCGGAGCTCTTAATCCTAAAGGTAATTTAGGTGACTACGCACATGCGGCTAGACTTTATACAGATAATAATCATGCTCTAGCACCAAAAACAAGATTTTTATATCATGTATTTTTTGATATAAATCCTACAGCAGCAAGCATTATACCCACTATAAATGCCCAAAAAATAAATGAAATGGGCATGCTGGTAAAAAGTGCAACTCTGCCAACTTATACCGCAAATGTTGAAACTAGAAAACAATACAATAGGGTAAAGCATAGTCAAACATCTATTACATACGACCCTGTAAACTTAACCTTCCATGATGACAACTCTAGTTTAACAACAGCACTAATGCAGGCATACTATAGATATTACTTTGCAGACGGCAACCAAATAAGGAACGCCGGAAGAGCCTACAGTCGAACACCGAATAGTTTGTATCAAGGTAGTTCTCGTAATAAAGATAAATTTGGTTTAGATAATAACAATCCAGGACTACCATTTTTTAATAGTATTCAAATTAGTCAGTTATCAAGAGGATCGTATGTAACGTATACACTTGTAAACCCAATTGTAACGGCATGGGGTCATGACAGGGTTGACAATTCTGATGGAGCCGGCATGGCAGAAAACTCCATGCAAATTTCTTACGAAGCAGTGTTTTATGATGCTGGCGCTATTGAGGCAGGCGCAAATGGAGAACCAAACGGATTTGGACAAGATCATTATGATACAACTCCTAGCCCATTAAGTTTAATAGGTGGTGGAACAACAAGCATAGGTTCCATTATTTCAGGCGCTTTAGACCTATATGATTTTATTGCAGGCGGCGATACATTTGACAATCCATTAGAAGCAGCATTAGCAGCAGCAAATCTAATTGGTAATGTAAGAGATTTAAGCTCTGAAGGTTTGAGACAGGGAGGGTTTAATATATTAACCAGAGCAATTGGTAGGGCAGCGGGTATAGATGTTAGTGGTGTTGCAGGTACATTCTTTCCAAAAAATAATGGTACTGGAGGCGACGGAAAATTATTATTAGCTACAGCAGGCGCGGCACTAGCTGTAAATGCAATTAGAAATGCAAATCAAAGAAATACACTAGCAAATAATCCTGCTGCATTAGAATCTGCTGCTAGACAGGAGTTTGGAAAAGATTGGCAGGCAGCAGGAAATGCAGGTGGTATTAACGAAAGAAATGCTGCCTGGAACGCTATAGGTCAGTCAGAAAGACAGGTATATAGAGATAGAGCTCTAGGAGGTTAACATGTCAAGTCTACCAAAAACTACCCCAACTAATGATGAAAAAGTAACAGAAGTCTTTAATAATTATTTTACAAAAAAACTTAGTTTCCCTAGCAATGAAGTAGATGCTGTTGTTGCGTTTTTTGAAAAAAGAAACTTTGAAAAGTCTGCTGCCATTTCTACTGCTACTACTCTCTTAAATCAAGCAAAATTAGATGGCGTAAAAGTTTTTACTCTAATAGATACACTAAAAGGACTTAACGAAGTACAACTCAGTGCAGTAGTTACAGAAATTTTAAATTATAACAGACTAAAGACAAGTGTATTAGGTTACAAGATTACAGAATGGGCAGAGACTACTGAGAAGAGAAATATTCAGATATGAGCCGTTTTGCCCAAGGCAAATTTAATTGCAAGTACCCAGAAAAATATATAGGAACAAAAAGTCCAACATATAGAAGTAGTTGGGAATTTGCATTTATGCGTTTTTGCGATGAACATCCCAGTGTAGAAAAATGGGCAAGCGAATCAATTAAAATTCCTTACAGAAATCCATTAACAGGAAGATATACAATATATGTTCCTGATTTTTTTATTGCTTACGCAAACAAAGGTGGTAAAAAAATGGTGGAGTTAATAGAAGTAAAACCAGCAAATCAAACACTAAAAGAAAAAACTGGACGCAATCGTGCTAATCAAGCAGCATGGATTGTTAACCAAGCAAAATGGGAAGCAGCCAGAGCTTGGTGTAAACAAAAGAACATTTTCTTCAGGGTAATTACAGAATCAGATATATTCCATAACGGTAAACGATAAATATAGTAGCATATAATTGGAAACTGCCATGACAAAAAAATTAGAAGATTTGCTAAATTTACCTGATTCTAAAGAATTAATACAAGAGCAAAAGAATAAAGAAAAGGCCGAAGCTGCTATTGTAGAACAAAAAAATACTTTTAGGGATATAGCAGAGTTTGATAAAATAGCAAGTGCATTGCCTGCTGTAAAGGGCTTGGGTGACAAAGCAGATACAGAACTAGAAGATATAGCTCAACGGGCACTACAAAGTTACGAAGATCTTATGGACTTAGGTATGAACGTAGAAAGCAGATATAGTGGTCGTGTGTTTGAAGTCGCTGGTAGTATGTTGAAAACTGGTTTGGATGCAAAAGTTGCAAAAATGGATAAAAAATTAAAAATGATTGAGCTGCAACTGAAAAAAGAAAAACTAGACAAAGAAGGATCTTCGGACGGAGACATAGTAAACGGTGACGGTTATGTCGTAACTGATAGAAATAGTTTACTAGAAAAACTTAAAAACATGGATAAATAACATATAATAGGAAGTGGCCATGAAAAACTTTAAAGAATTTCTTACAGAAAGTCAAAAGACTTATAAATTTAAAATATGTGTAGCTGGGGAGTTACCAGAAGGATTTGCTGATAGATTAGAAACAAACTTACAAAAGTTTGATCTAGTTAATGTTTCTACAGGCAAAAAATCACCCATAACAGAACAACCGTTGGATTTTCCTAAATTACAAAATATGGAAGTACACCATTTTGAAGCAGAAGTAAAATATCCTACTACAAGTTTTCATTTGCAAGAATATCTAATTGACAACTGTTCTGTAGATAGAGGCCACTTGAAAGTTAAAGGAGAATTTGATCCTTTAGAAGAATTACAAAATACCCCTGAAAAGGAAGAATATGAAGCTCTGCTTGCAACTGAAGATATGGGTGGTACAAGTGGACAAGATTCTGTAGCAGGCAATAGGGTAATGGATCTTTTGAAAGAACTAGAAACTGCACGTAAAGAAAGAGAAATTGACCCAATGGAAGGTGCTCCTAAAGGAGAGTCAAAAGACATAGATAGTGCCGAAAATACAAAAGCAGTGTTAGGAAACTAAAAATGAAAGATATTAGGGATTTAATTAATATAGCTGATGTTTATGGCAAAATAATAAATGAAGCACCACCCTCGAAAAAAGCAAATAGTTTAGCAGATCTTGGAACTAGAAAGCCACAAGGAACTACACAAGAACCAGCCACAGGTCAAACAAATGCAGTAAGACCTGCACCAGGTGGCGCAGGACAATTGCCTCAAGGAACTACCACATCAGGTCCACAAAATGGACGTCAAGGACCAAGAGGTGGACAACGCCCACAAGGAACTACACAAGAACCAGCCACAGGTCAAACAAATGCAGTAAGACCTGCACCAGGTGGCGCAGGACAATTGCCTCAAGGAACTACACAA